TCTTTGAGTTGATCTAGCATGAGCTTGGAATGTTGAACACTGTGTTCTCGTTCGGGTAGGTAAATTATAAATGCTTTCATGTGTTATATATGTATATAAATATTTAGTGATACAAAATTTACAAGGAAAACAATGTCGTATAGTCTAAAATCAGGAAAAGCTGAAACATTGGCTTGGTTCCAGTCCAATCAATCAACTATTAAAACTGTGGTAGATATTGGGCCTGGGTCAGGAACTTATGTTAAACTCATAAAGGAAGATGCTCAGTGCTGTGTGAATGCTACCTGGATTGGTATTGAGATTTGGAAACCCTACATTGAAGAATTCAATCTAGAAAGCAGATACAATCAAATACTCAATCAAGACGTTCGTACAGTAGATTGGACTGTGTTGAATCCCGATGTAGTCATAGCCGGCGATGTGTTAGAGCACATGACCAAAGAGGATGCTGTTGCTCTTGTGGATCGTATTTTGCAAGTTTCAGACATGTTGATTGTGAGTATTCCTATCAGACACATGCCACAAGATGAACATGCGTATCCTAACCCGCACGAAGCCCATGTCAAGGATGATTGGAGTCATAACGAAGTTGTAGCTACCTGGGGTCACTACATCAAGGAATCGTATCGTAAAAGCCAGAAAAGCAAACTAGGTGTGTATTGGATGTCAAAATGAGAACATTGAAAGATCTAAGAGCTGATTACCTTGATTTAAAAATAGGTCCAACCAACTGGTTAGGTGACAGTCCCACAAGATTTGACACCTACAAGCGATATGCCAGCAATGTTGATAGTATTATAGAGTTTGGAGTATACACAGGCCTAAGTACCTGTGCCTGGCTGTTAGGCCAACCCAAACGTTTACGAAGTTATGATATCACTGACCAATATCTAACTGTGCTTGACGAATTAAAATACAATGCTGAACAAAATGGAACAGATTTTGAATTCTCTGTGGGCAACAGCCTAGAAGTAGCCGCCGAAGAATGTGACTTGTTGTTTATTGATACTGTGCACAAACGAGATCATTGCATGGCTGAGTTAGTCAGGCATGCTGAACTAGCAAAAAAATACATTGTGTTACACGATCCCAGTGATTGGCCTGGAGTGTTCGAAGCTGCGATTATATTTTTACATCACAATCGACAATGGCATATTGTTGAGCATTGCAACAAAAACTCTGGACTGCTTGTACTAGAACGTTATGCTTAATGTTGTGTGTTTGCTACGCCAAGGTGGCAAGGTGGGATATGATGCCAGTTGGGTAGCAAAGCTTCAACGTGCAGTTGAACGTAATTTAACTATACCGCACAGATTTGTTTGTTTCAGCGACTGTGACGTGCCTTGTGAGCGAATAGAATTGCTACCAGGAGACTCTGGATTCTGGAGCAAAATGCAATTGTTTCGTCCAGGTGTGCTGACTGGGCCAACCTTGTTCCTGGATCTTGACACTGTGATATGTAGTAACCTAGATGAAATGGTGCAACGACTACACAATCAAAAGTTTGTTATGTGGGTCGAAGCAGACAAGAATATACATTCAAGTGCGCTTATGTATTGGCACGGAGATCACCGCTATCTTTGGGATTTGTATCAAAGTCGTCCATTATCTCATTGGCAAGCATTGTACGGAGCACCACCCTTGTACGGAGATCAGGCTATTGTCAGCGAACATACTGTACACACAGTATTAACTGATCACTGTCCCAAATCGTGGTTTCACATAGCATCACGCAACGACGAATACCAGGATCTCAGTGCGGTAAAAATGTTGATGTTTAGAAAAGTGTCGCAGAAGCCCAGTACCATGGGTCATCACCCATTGGTGCAACAACACTGGGTTTAAATTTCTCGTTGCAAACAATATTCAGTTAGAATACGTTCTCTATGCCATTCATCACCTTGTGGTGTGTCGGCAAACTCTTGAAAGCAAGGTGTGCCCAGAGTGTAGTGTAGCAGTTTGGCATTCTTATTAACGCCGTATTCGTCGGGCAACCAATTCCATTCGGGCGGCAATTCACCTATGCGAGCATCATCTAACCACGAGAAGCGGTGGAGCTCACTGCCTGTGGATTTTTGTACGAACTGGGGAGTAAGTTGCCTGTTAGGAAAGCTATTACAATTCCACAGAATAACACTAGACCAATTTTTTCGAGGATAGTTTTCATTTTTTGCTCCTAGGTATTTTACAGGCATGCGTGTTTGGTAGTCATGCTTGACTACCATTACATCCATATAGGGATTCTGTAATTCCCATAACTTTGCAATATCATCACGTACAATCATGTCGCCGTCAATAAAGATCGCCCAACCTGTGTATTCTTGCAGGTGCGGCACAAGAAAACGAGTGTAGATAAAGTGGTTTGATCCATCGGTATGTGTTTCTTCGTAGTCTCGAAACAAGTTCAAGGCCACAGGAATAATAGCCACTGGCTTTGATGCATGGCGTATGATTGAGTTCACACAAGTGTGATAAGCAATGGCCTCGCGAGGATCGTAGCCAACATAAACTGGTATGGCTTTCATCGGCGTTCGATATCTTCTTCTACACAGTTTTCACCAAACTGAATTTCAATCAATTTGAGCGGCTGATCAGTTTCGTTGCACAGCATGTGCCACTGATTCTTTTTGATCCAGATATGCTCATGCACTCCAAAATGTCCAACAAGATCGTGATCACTAGAATTATCCAACGTGTAAACAGCAGCTTCGCCTTCGGCCACAAACCAAAACTCTGCACGTTGATCATGACGTTGCATGCTCAAACAGGTCTTGGGATTCACTGTGAGTTCTTTGAGTTTGGTATTGGCACCTACTTCATGCAACACACGATAGTATCCCCAGGCGCGGCTAGTCTTGGGCTTTTTCCAGTCTTCCAAGATCCAACTACTACTGTTCATTTTGTTCTCGCCGCCTACGCCAAACACAAACTCCACATCATCAAATACCATTTCAGGAATGTTGTCTTTAGTGCGATCACCACCGTTGGCAAACACAATTTGATCGTTAGGATAACGTGTTTTCAGCAGTCGAATAGCATCAACTTGACCCATCATCATCGTTATAAACAACAACTTCATCTACTATGCTTAATGCACTAACCAATGCAAAGCGTTCGCTCATGGGCATAAACGGTCGACCCTTTTTACGAGCAAGCCACTCGTCTGAGTTAAGGCCAACTACAAGTCGATCGCCTAGTTTTTTTGCTGACTGAAAGTAAGCAAGATGTCCAGAATGTATGGGGTCAAAGCCGCCGGTTACAAGTACAATTTTCATACTGGTATTTACAGCACAAACTCACTCACACTGTAATATCTTCCATGCCTGCGGCTCTGAGTCGAACCACATGCCCAGCCATCCACTGTTTGCTGTCCAGACCTTTCATGACACCCAGCCAACGATTTCGCAAGTATGCAACTTCATTGATAATGGTTTCGTAATCAATCACTTCGTCTTCGCCATCTACATATTTTTCAGCATCTCGACTGGTCAATGCTCGTGCATATCCTTCTAGATACTTTTGAAAATGGCGGCGGCGAATCTTTCTCAACTGAATGTTGAGATAATTCAACACAGCTTCAATTTCTTGCAGTTGATTGAATCGATGTTCTGTGATACCCGGCAAAGCCGTGATATTTTTTTCCACTAGACCACCAATCCTGCAATCACGTTTGGCATCATCGAGCTCTCGCTCGTAGTGCTGTATAAAATCAGGTATGTTACTGAGATCAGCAACTATTCGACTGTACCACATCTTTGTTCACTTATTTTGTTAGGTTCTGATCAAAAATTTCAATTAGCCAAGGAAAGGTGGTTTCCCAGCTGGTTCCTCGACGTCGATCTTTTTCGTTGAGAAATGTTTTTAGTTTACCAAGTTCTGTCAAATCAACTGTTGATTTTTCAAGTTCAGTTTGAATACCTTTCATGTATTCAATTGCAAGTTTTTGTTCATCGGTGTGATTTGGGATGGCAGCAATGATTTTTTCAAAATCTTGTTTAAACACATCTTTTCCTGTGATTGCAGGCACCATGTACGTTGGCTGAGGAGAAACAGTTGAAAAGAAATGTCCAACTGGTCTAATTTTTCTCCACTGTTCTAATCTGCTCAGCAGCTCGGGCATGGTCTTGATTGTTAGCACACTGATTGTTTGATTGATGTTTAGTTTTATCCATTTTTTGCTCAGTAAAAATTCAAAGTTTTGTTGCCACTGTGCTAGATCCAACCCATAACGAACATATTCTTGTTCGGCTCCCCAACAGTCTATGCTGCATGTTATGTCGACCCTTTTGAGTTTTCGATTTATCAAAAGTTTTTTTAATTTCTCGCAAATCTCATTGAGCTTTTCTGTTCTAATTGCTAGATTTGTAACAATACCTAGTTCCAGGTCTGGATGTGCAGTCTCTTCAAAATAATCCAACAGTTGATAAAATTCTGTTTGATAAAAAGGTTCTCCACCCAACACATTGAATCGTTTTAGCCCAAGAGAATTAGATCTCATCCAGTTCCAGAATTTGTCAATCAACAAAGGAGTGTTGCTGATTTCTGCAGGCTCAATTACTACTCCATTGTTGTCAAACTTTCCAAATGCAATATTTTCTTGGTTTATCTTAGAACTCAAAATAGGCAGGCAATACAGACAGGCCAAATTACAAGTATTGTTAAAAAAAACTTCCAGTATTGTGGGCACAACATTGATTGCGGTTGGATCTGTTTCCAATTCTATTGGACTCTGATTTGGCATGGTCAAGTGCAACATTCGATCGCTGAACCCGCCTGCTGTTTCAATTTTTCGGCAATAATCACAACTGTGTTCAGGCCATTTTCCGTCCAACATGTCTCGACGTTCTTGTAACTTTTTTTCAGTGTTGTGAAACTGATCAAAGTTCTCTGGATCAATATTTCCCCATCCAGTACGATGACACGATGCTGTTTCTCCTGAATAAAGATACAGCGTGCTCCAGTTCCATTTGAGTTGGCAAGCAGTGGCAGTACGGATTGGAAAATATTTGTCGGGCATTAATCTTCCCAGTCCAACTCTTCGTCTATGTTGTCTTCGTCATCCTCGTCATCAGCATAATCATTGTCGTTGTCAAGATATGCAGTAAGAGCACGTTTGATATCTAAATCACTCTTAAAAGCATTTTTAATGGCGTCAATGTCTGAATCATTGTCCATTAAAATTTGTACCACAGTTTCGGCTGCTTCTGCCCGGTCAACAGTGTTGACATAACGTTTGAGTTCTCCCCAAATTTCTGATGCTATCAATTCGCTCATGTTTTAACTCCTTGGTTGATACTTACCGTGTCTTTATTGCCTTGATCAATAAATTGTGTAAGTGCGTGTATGTGTGATCTAAGGCTTGCTAAATCTGCCCAAGATCCGGGGTATTTTAGATCTATAGAAAGTTTAACTACCTCAAGATACCGCCTAAATTTTTCCTTGACAGTAAAATCTGGGTTTGACTGTACTTCAAAAAAATATGTATTGTCTTGCTCGTTGACAATTCCTATTTCGTGCTTCATGTCTGATATTGGTGTGTTTTTCAGCAACACAAATGGTTGATGCAAGGTCAATGCAATCACTGTTTCATCCATCAAGTACTTTTGATATTGACGAAGCATGGTCATTGTGTCGTGATGGTCTTGCAGAGTTTCAGTTGGATATCCAGTAAACATCAACAATGAATTTTTAATTTTGTACTTTGAACACATTGACAAATGATAGTCTATATCTGTATTGGAAAATTTCTTGCCCATGTGATTTCTTACTTGTTCACTGCCGCTTTCAATGCCTATCACAATATACTGACATCCTGATTCGTGCATCAACTTGTACATTTCTTCTTTGTGATGCGCCTGACTGCGTATAATAAACTGACCAACATAACTGACACTTGCAAAAACTGGATCAGTTTTTCTCAACAAGGCCAATTGCGAAACCAATTCTGTGAATTGTTTCAACGGACCGTTGATTAAACTGTCTGTGAAAAAAAACTGTTTGATTCCAGTTTCGTTGATGTGTTTTCGCATTTCTGAAATAACATTGTCGGCACTTCGAAATCGAAATTTCTTCCAAAGGTGCCCGACATCACAAAATGTGCATCTACGAACACACCCTCGACTACATGTTATACTGATGGTATGGTCTAAGTCAATACCAGGAGAATAGTTATCAAAATTAATATTCTTGTACGTGGGAAAAACACAATCGTCTAAGTTGTCAATTTGAATGGCCCAAGTTTCAGGTGCACCCGAGTAGTTGATGCCAAGCTCAAGACAACCTTTGAGAAATTGGTCGAGCACATGCTCGCCTTCTCCTAGTACATAGTAGTCAGTTAGACCTGCATCCAGCATCTGTTTACCGGCTGTTACTCCACTGGGCATTTCGTATGTAACACCTGGACCGCCGATAATCACTGTGGTATTGGTTTTCTTGCGAAGCGATATCAAAAACAATTTGGTGATTGCAATTTGCTGATAGCTGAAAACTGACATCAATATCAAATCACTGGATTGTGCTATTATTAGATCAACTGCTGTATCAATAGATTCAACAACAGGATCCAGTACTTCTTTGTCAGCAATATAATCCAACGAAGCAAAGATAGTGTATGCGCGATTCCATAATTCTTCCCCAATGCTGTTCTTGATATGTATGTTCAAGTCAAACAATTCGTGGCTCAACTGATTGACCTCGCACATACTTGACAAAAATGCAAGTGCAGGAGGCGGTTTGTTAATCGGCAACAGACCCGACGCAATCAACGAAGCTTTTTCAAATTTTGACATTGGCTAATAGGTCTTCAAGCTCACGGAATCCGTCCATTAATGCCTGAGTCTTTTTAGGATGATAGACTGACGTAGACCATTCGTCGTACTTATCGAACTCATAATAATCGTTAATTTTGCATTCAAGAATCCAATCAATAATTGGATAATTAAATTTCAAGGACCACACTCCTGGTATACCCCATGTCAACGCCTGCGGCATAACAAGATTTCGTGCTGTATAAATTCCTTTGTACTTTACAAAATCAGGTACCTGAACATCATCGATAAAAATAGATTCCAATGTTGCTAGTTGATCTTCAACAATGACGTCATTGACTACCATGGTATTCGATGATGATTTGCCATACAACTCTATGTCCAGTTGATGCTCTCCATCTAGCAGATCTACTGGCAATGTAATCAGTGCTGATCCACTGTTAAATTCATAGTCTTGCAGTAAATCATCGTCAATTGAGAATTTTAATTTAGGCCACCCGTTGCATTGTGTAGCCGTAAACAAAAGACTCAATCGATTCATTCTACATCGTCCTCAACTGCCGGGGATGCTTCTTTCTGATTGCCAAAGTCGGTCATCACTGTGTCAAGGCAACCGTCATCGTTGCGTTCCCAGCCCTTGCGGAACTTCTTGATGATCTCGCCCTGGCTTGTGGTAAACACCAGGCTGTTGCCTTCTTTTTTCAGTAGATTCTTTTTCTCAATCAAATCTGTAAGTCCTGAATACGGACTCATGCCTGTTGTGTAAGGAATCTTGACTTGCACGCCTTCAAACGGTTTGGCATAGCGTGTTTTCATGACTTTGCAGCCTGCACGAATACCGTTGACTTCTGATACCTTGTTGCCGTCCTCGTCCTCTTTGAGTTTCATCTTTTTCATAGCAACCACAATACTGGACGCATAGATGAAACCTTGACCACCAGAGATTTTGTCATCGGGATCAAACATGTCTTGACTTGCGTATGTGTGGTTGGTACATACCAGGCCTACATTGTAGCTACCAAACATGTTGACACAGTTACGAACCAATGCAGTCAGTGCCTTGGGCTTGCGACCCAGATCACCTTTCATTTCACCAGCTTCGAACTGATTAACATCTGTGGGAGTCAACAACATGCCCAAGCTATCAATCACAAACAAGACCTTGGGACGCTCGCCGTCGGGTAAGCCCTTGTAGTCGCTCATGAATGTGGAAATAGTCTTGGCCACATCGTCGATCATGGCCATGCTGAGTTTGAGCAATTTGCTCTCTGATGTGTCTACACCCAGGGCTTTGAGCCAGTCTTCGTCAAGAGCGTTTTCACTATCAATCAGCACCACAAAGATACCCTGTTCTTGTGCGTGTTTAACAATGTTGCCTGAACAAATGTAGCTTTTGCCTGCACCCGAGTCGCCAGCAAACACAGTGACCTTGCCCAAGGGAATGCCACGATTGAAGTCTCCTGAGATCAAGTAGTTCAAGGCATAGTTGCCTGTGGAGATCCAGTCTGTGGGATCATTGAAGCCAATACTGAGGCCATCAATGCTTTTAGTAATTTCCTTACGGAATTTTGAAATGTCGAATGGTTTACCCATGTTGTTTTTCCTTTGAAGTTTCTATTATATGATATTTTTTATGCCGGCACAAGAGATAGCACAAAATATATTTCCAAAAATTAAAATTATACCTGATATGTCAATATTAATTTTACATTTCCATTGATAGGATCAACTGTTGACTTCTCTACTGATTTATAGACACACGAGATACCAATATTTTCTAAGTTTAATAATTGCAAGGTTAAAAAATCATCTACAGTAAATTTGAGTCTATCGTAGTAAAAATGCCAATCTGAGAAACTCAAAAATATTTTAGCCGACGGCTTGAGCCAGTTTATCAAAGACGGTTTGTATCCTGCCCTAGATATTCCAGGCGTACTCAACGCATCTGACAAGCTATGATGGTATTTCAATGCAATTGGATTAATCATAATCAAACTATCAACCGAGTTCTCTATGTTTACACTATCATCAAAATACTGCATACCAGGCACATTAACAGGACATGGCTGATGTTCAATCACTGTTATGTTTGGGTTGAAGTCTTTGAAAAACATACCTCCGGAATTATAGACAACAATATTGCCGTCTGCTTCTTCTATAATTTTTTTTGACCACGGATCAATGTATTTTTTTGTTTTGTGCCGATTTACAACAAATTCGTCCCACTTATATAGAGGTTGTTTCCACATTTTGTATTTTGCCACTATCGTTGGATTGCCGGCGCTGTCTATAGAATCCTTGGCTACTTCCATAAAAAATACCTTATGTTTGGATGCACAAATATAAAATTTGAGCCTTCAATCAATACATTGTTTTTTGTCTTGTTGATCGGGAAGTCAGTCACTGAACTTAAATTTTCAAGTCGATTCACATAGCTCAGATTTTCAGAAAAGACCTGTGCAATATTTTCACTGTAACTTCCTTGTAAATCGTGTCTGACAACATTTGTATTCAAATAGTAACTTAGTACTGCAATATAACCACCAAATTTACTATCGTTGTATTTTTTTCTTACTAGCTTGAAGAATGTTTCTAATGGTAGCTTTCCTAATTCAATGTCGGTCAAAACAAAAAAATCAGAGTATTGATGTGCAGTAGTGCAAGGCATCAGCATTTCTTTTAAACTTCGATGACAATACGATAAATCCAAAGTCCAGTTAGTTGATTTTAATCGGTTGGCCACAATTTCGTCTGGCTCAATGCAATTCCATCCTTGATTTTGTTGTTGTAATTTGTGCCAGTCGTGATATCGTTTCATGTGTATTTTTTAACGTTGTTTAGGATATCATCAATGCATGTCCGATTGTATTTTAGATTGTGATCTTGACAAAAAGTTGTCATAAATTGATCATCTTGCAACATCGAGAACGGCAACTTGATATCTGCATCTAGTATATTATTTTTTGCCCAATTTTGGTATTCATATGTTACTATCTGGTCAATGGATATTTTAGATTGTAATTGCAACAATTTTTTGTTGCTTAATTGTTTACCGAGTCTACTTATATGAATATCGCAAACTCGTTTACCAATCCAAGATAGATCATCTAGAACTACTGAGATTACTTTGTGTTCTATGCCAAAATCAAATTGATATTGTCTGTGACACGATACTATTTTTGTTGGTTTTAGATTTGACAACAATTCTTTTTTTTGTAAATTGCTAGCATTATAAAAATCCAAGAACTTAAAATAATCGTACTTTGACATCTCAATGATGTCATTTTTTCGTTGAACAAAACGACCACGAAACATTGCAACCAGGCTATCTCCGTAACTACAGGGATAGTAGTTCAAGAAGATAGCCATGATAATTATTACTTCTGACGGCTGCGTATCATGGCCAAAATGTCTTCGGCCTTTTGATTCCCGCCTGCGGGCTTTACAACAGGCGCTGCTGCTGCAGGTGCGTCTTCCATGTCAAAAGGAGGATCTTCTGCTGCCACCGCAGGTGCTGTTGAGCGTGCCATAGGTGCAGGTGCTGCGGCTTCGTCTGTGCTGCCACCTTGAGGCGCGCCAACTCCGGCTGGGCGGAAGTACTGACCCCAACGCTCAGTGTCATAAGGCTGACCGTCAACTGATGCTTCAAACATTTCCTTCATTACCCTGAGCTCAACATCAGTTGGCTTCTTGGGCAAGAATGTGCTCAAATCAAACAAGCCGTGTGTGTCCACAGCAGATTGTTCTGCTTCGGTCAGGGCTGACTCTTTGCGAGCCCACTTGCTGGTTGAATAGTCTGCATAGCCGCCTTTGGAGGTCTTGCTGATACGGAAATCCAGGCCACGCATCATGTCAGTTGGCAATTCTTCCAGTTCAGGATCCATCAAT